AGTGGAGGTATATACTCGACAACTTAACAGAGATTCATTTCCAAGAGTACGTAGAAGTATTAGGTCTTGATGAGTGTAAGGCGCAAGCATATAATACCTCACTGCTGAATAAGAAGTTAGATGTACTAAGTTTTGACAAGACGAAATTAAATGAGCTGATTCTGAACGAGTTTATAGTCGGCAATACTTATCCAAAGTCTTATATTAAAATCAAGCTGGCAGAACTCTATGATACAGTTGGATATAGAGCAACTGCAAAAGCTAGTGACCTAGAGAACCTCTTTACAATAAAACCAAAGAAAGCAAAAAATGAAGTAGGTGAGTGGGTAAATGGTTTTAATATAATAAGTAAAAAATAAAATAGTATAAAAAAAAATAAATTAAGTATGTTGTATTTTATTGAAACAATTTCAGGTAAAGACTTAGACCATCCAGTCCAAGTTATTAGAATTGGGTACGCAAGTAACTTTGAGAAGGAGTTGAAGATATACAAAGAAGACTGTTGTGTTTTTAAAGTTATTAAGACATTGAAAGGTAGGAAATTTAACAGAGATCACGAAGCTATCTTACATGACTACTTTTCCAGTAAACTATTCTTAGGTAGGGAGGGATTCTTTGTAAAAGATGATGAACTGGTTAATATAATTAATAGTTTGAATACTGTTGAGGATATACTTATTATACAGAAACTTAAGAAGAAGTGTAAAAAATAAAAATAAACTAGAGAATAGGTTAGACGATTATGTTCTATCCTACTCTCTTTTTTTATTCCCCTATGAAGTTCTTGATTAATTCTGCTTCCTTCCCTTTTTCTATGATTCCTGCTTTTACATTACTATATCCCATCTTGCTAATCTTCTCCACTAGTTCTCTGTCTGCTTCATTATAGAGGACGTAGTAGATAAAATTTCCCAAGTCTCTGTGTGTATAGATATAGTCAAGTATTCCGAAGTGTATATCGAAGAGGTTACCATCGGTCGTATCAATTAAGAAGACGTCGGTATCATGTTCTTTCAGTTTCTTATCGGTACTACTAAGTTGGTATTTCAGTCCAAGTTCTTTCTTAATTGTTCTTCTAAATTCTTTACTATCAAACACTGCCTCTCCTGTGTGATGGAATAATACTTGTTGTGGTCTCTGTATTTCATCGAACCTAGTATTAAAAGTTGAGGGTGTAATTTTAAAGCACAGGTATTCTCTTTGTGACCCTGGGAGAATGCTTTTATACAGGTGAACATCGCTAAATTGTGCGTCATCAAAATCTGTGAGTCCTAGTGTTCCTCTAAAAAACCTCACAATAGAATCTGACGCGAGTTTTTCGAAGTTAGCACAATCTCTCTGTTTAATACCTGACTTCAAGATAAATTGTTCAGTGACTGTAAATTGTTTTGTTGTTCTGAGCCAATCAAGGTGCTGTGTAAAATCAATGGACTCTAATTGTCTGTCTATAATAGTTTCCATCTTCTTAGCCTCAGCATTTTTATAGATATAGGGTACTGGTTTTCCTCCCTTATAAAGTAGTCCAGCCCTATACATGTTATTAACGGAGATGAGTTTTACGTCATCCAGTGTAATTACTAAGTTTATTTCTTTTTTCATCTTCTCACTACAAAAACTAAGAAACCCAGAATATATCTCTAGGTTTCTTTTTTATTATTATCTAAATGGTGAATCAACTCTTTTCATTCTTCCCATGCTATTATCTATTTGGTTATTGACTTGTGATCTAGCCGCATTATAGTTACTAATCATCATATCAATTTCCTGTTCTGAGAAGTATCGTTTTTCTTGTATATTTTTCAGATCTTGGTATACGGATTTAGGTATTATTTTAAACCTACCATTACCGAGTCTTATTGAATATGCGATAGAGTTTTCACCATGTCTATTTTTACATATATAGAACACACCAAGTCCATTAAGGTTTTGTGGTTCTTTTGTTCTAGTTATACATACATCAGCAATATGCCCCTTCCTACTTGACGTTCCTAAGTTCTGTAGTTCGATTGGGTTTCCGTCGCTCCATGTAAATTGTTTTGGTTGACATAGGATCCAGCTATTAATTCCTGCATACTTAAGTTTTGTAAATTCATTATAGAGATCACCAAACTCAGCATACATAGAATCACTGCCGCCATTTTTACCATCACCTCCCATTTTAAAGTTTTCATCGTAGTCAACAAAAACTGCCTTATATTTTTTCGGACTATCTATTACAAACTGGACAAATTCCGCTGCGTTAATAGTACCGGCAGGAGCAATGATGATGTCTAGCTTATCTCCTATTTGTTGGCTCATTTCCTTATAGATCCCCGCCAAGTTTTCTCTCACATCACGAAAAGACAAGCCGGTATAAATCGCAGCGAGTCTAATAAACAGGCTTTCCCAATCAAGGTCACCCATAATAAGCATACAAGTAGGAACCTTATGTACCATTGACATATGTAGTGCCTCTGCCTCTGCGATAAGTGATTTACCTACTGATGGCGGAGCACTAATAACCACAATATCACCAGGTTTAAATGCACCCTCTGAGAAAGATTCATTTATAAAGTCTAGTGATGAAGTTAGTTTTCCATCCTGTCCAGATTCCGCAACGATTGTATTAATATCTAGGTTATTAAAACTAGTAGTGCTTAAGTAATCAGTGCTACCTGTCTTAAATTCTAGTTTCTTAAGATATTCTAGGTATTCAGATGGGCTGTCACTATAAAGTCTATTTGCTCTTTGTACATAGACGGTTGCAACAATGTCTCTGATATACTTTCTTGCGGGTTCTATCTGGTCTTTATTATATTTCTTATACTGGATTATCTTGTTTAGTATCTCTTGGCTTTCCGTCTGATTTTTACCGGTCTTAGCTAGGATACTTTGAAACAGAGGTAATCCAATACTTTCCAGTGGGTAATCTTTAATGGCACCTATTAATTCTTCAATAAGTGGATTACCTGACGTTGATGGATTAGTCTTAAAGAAAATAGAGATATCTTGTATATTTGTTTTACAGTCCTGATATAAGAACTGATTAAACATTGATAATACTAGCTCTAGGTAATTGTCGTTGTTATTCATTTTCCATTCCTCTTAACTTTATTCTCACCTATAAGAGACTGCCAACCTCGTGACTGCAGAATTGTCAGTTTCAAAGGTCACACTCCTCCATTTCGATATCTTCTATTTCGCAATACTGATAATAGTTGTCAATCATTTCTTTTCTTTCCTGTGCGCTCTTGGTGTAGACAGGTATTTTCTTGTTTCCATAGGGTCGCAGGGTAATAATGTTCATATGTTTACCTCTCGCAACACGTCCTACACATTGAAGAGTAACACCTGCTATTTTCCCGGCGAACAAACATATATTCTCTAGACCTGGGAAATCGAGCGCCCTATATCCTGAACTTGTACTTGGGATGACATCAACTAAGCCTTTCCTGATATAGTCACAAGATTCATCAAGTGTTAGTTTAGTCTTATTACCATCCAGGTCATAATATATATAACCCTCGCCGCACACTAGCAGGACTCTAAGAACACCGAGCCAGTAATTATTAATCCAGTCATAGAGAATTGTATTAAGGTTATTCATTGGTATAAAGCACTTAGGGAACTTCTTAATTACCCTAGTCACTGTCCTACAAATATCCTTATCCATCCATATCTGATTCATAATTTCCGCATACCTATTACCAGCTGTGTCAACCTGTTCATCATCCAGTACTAAGTTGTCAAGGGATGCTGTCTTAATGCTGATATTTGTGACGCTATTATTGAGTGGCATTCTAAAGATAATACTAGGGCCGAAATACTTAATGAGGTTTTTATTTCTCATCACCACTTCACTCAAGCCTTCTCTAAAACTAATCGCCTGTCCTCCTACTTTATCAGCTGTACCACTAAATGCATAAAATCTTTCAGCGGCTGTACATCTATCGTATAAGTATTCCCCTGCGTCATTTATTGTATACTCAACCTCATCAACTAGTACCCATTCATATTCAGACAGGTATTGATGAAAGGTTTGATATTCGCTAGAGTCACTCTTCTTAGTCTTGCCCGAATTCATCAGGCCACTAGTAATAACACAATCCAGGTGCCCATTTAGTTTCTTGTCACAATTAGAAACGGACAAGCCAAATACATTCTTGCACCTCTTAACAAGTTCATCTCTGGCCTTATTTGACGGGCAGACAATCAAGAGTTTTTTACCTAGCGTTTCATGTGCATAATTCGCTAAGGTTGCTATCACTTGCGTCTTACCATAGCCGGTCTGTACTTGCATTAATCCTCTTCTATGTTTAAGTAAGAATAGTACGTCATCATTCTGGTAGTCCCTAAGTTCACTAAAGGGGGTTGTCTTGTATGAATCTGCCATGATGATATTAGTTGCAATACCATTATAGTCATCCACACTTAGTTTATCCTTTAGTGCACCCAATAAGAATCCAGACCACCCAAGACCTACTATATACTTAAATGTTCCATCTGGTTGTGCATGTTTTATTTTTCTCCCAGTCTCATATATTTTCTCAATCTTCTCAACATAACCCCATTTCTTCTGCCATGGGATATATTCATAATTACTTGTCTTTGTTTCTAAGAAATAATGAAATGTTGGATCGTCTGTTATGAGAACTAGTTTATTTAAGTCCTGATCAAAAAATACCTTTAACATATAAATTCTGGCTTAACTACTCTACCTATGTTAAACTTTTTATTATTATACTTCCTTGATATCCATCCGACTTCACTACCTGGACAAATAGATATCATCCTATTCATTCTCTCCTCTGGATCTTCACCATCAGAACGGATTATATCAACCTGGCAATCAATTTTTGTCTTTAGCTTATTCATTACCCTCTTTGATATACTAGTTTCGTCCATGTAGATTAATATTTTCTCTGGCATATATTCTTTAATGAAGCCAATCTGATAGTCATTCAAGCTACTTCCCATGAGTGCAATTGGTATGTAATCAGGGGCTTGTATTAAGAGGGATACTGCGTCGAATATACCCTCACACAAGATCAGCTTCTTAATTCCCTGTCCATGATCAATTATATAGACAGGCTTTTTTGAAATCTGTGGGAAATAATACCTAATGCCTTTATCATCATGACCCACATTACTAAATCTGATCTGGTAGTATATTGGTTCCCCGTGATAGAAGAACGGCATTACTATATTACCATACCAGAACTTAAATCCGAGCTGTTGATACAAGTCTTTCATGTACTTATGTCTACTGCACAAGTAATCATAGCCAGTCTGATCAAAGTCTTCGAATTCATACTGTAATCTATCTAACGACCAATCTGGATCTGTTAGTTTGACTACATTGAACGGTTCTGCACCAAATCCAAACTTAAGAATTGACTCTGGTACATTAACACGAAACTCTAGCTTATCTGATACATGTACATAGGTTCTACCACACACGAAGCAATGTCCAACTGTTAGGTCAGACTTAATATAGAGCTTGTGTTTAGTATGTCCCTCTTTCTTACAGAACGGACAATGTATGATATATTCACCATTATCCCCTGCATGACTTTCTACTTCTGCCATTGACTTAACTCCATAATACTTAGTTAGGAGTTCTTCAAAATTACAGAATATAAGTGTAGTTCCGTCCCTTCTTTTTACTTCTTTATATTCGAACTCGTCCATTGTTGTTGAAAAAATTTGAAATCTTTGAGAGAACTTAATTATTCCCCCAAAGACTTCGTTAACTTTAGGTAGTCTTATTTCTTAGCATTCTTCTTTGGTGCAGCCTTCTTTGTTGGTTCTGGCTTTACCTCTTCTTCTTGCTTCTCCTCTTCTACCTCTTTCTCTGGCACTACTTCTTCCACTGCCTCCTCTTTCTTAGGCTCTTCAACGACTGGCTTTTCTTCCTTCTTCTCTGGTGCTGTTACCTTGAAGCGAATCATAGCCTCATCTAAGCTCTGTACTACTAGAGGTGTACATGCTGGAACACCTGCACAAAGATTAAGTTCTGATGGACCTGATACAATCAATGCAATCTCAGTATCTACAAAACTAGTAGAAATAAGTTGTAACATCTCTACGTTTGGCATAATGTCCTTTGATACTGAATTAGGACCAATTGTAATTCTCTGTGTTGCAAGTGGTAGTTCTACCTGTGAGTTCTTTCCGTTATAAATTCTCATGTTTACTAAATAATTTTATAATTAATAACATATAATTTCTCTCATTGAATAACTCCTAACACAAAATAGGAATTACTCACATATAAGGAATCTAATCTGTTGTAGATGCAGTTTCGTTAGGTTCAGGTTCTGGATCATCAAAAATCTCACGGAACACAAACTTACCATCCTTCTGCAATAGATAGAATGTCCTTATGTCACCTGGTACTTCTTTCTTCCACCACAGCATACCCTTCTTAATCGGTTCCCTGGTGAGTAAGATCATCATTATTGACTTTCCTACCATAGAAAAATCATACGACCATACTGCACTATTGAAATCACATCCAATCAGTTCTAGCAGTTTATACTTAGCCACTGCAAACTTACTAGCATCGTCTCCGTCTGATGGTAAGTGTAAGATGTTCAGTAAGTGATTAGCCTGCTCAACAAACTTACTACTATCAGAGCTATCAGTTTCCCCCGGCAAGACAATATCATCTGTATCCTTCGGTGGTCTCTGTACTGGTTCTGTCTTCTTCAACTTCTTACTAGGCTTTCCAACTTCAAGCACTGTCTGATCTGCATATAGGCACATCGTTGGGTCATCGTACGGTATTATCTCATCCTTTAATTTGAATGATGTGAATACCGCCTGACTAACCCCTTTGACTGGCTTATTAGTGGATTTCTTAAGGACGTAATTATTTCCTGCATCCTTACCTTTTAAGCCGCTCAAGAAAAGTGAATCAGTGTCAGCGGTGTCTAAGTTTCTACCACTAACCACAGTAATATCAGAATAGAATGCAGAGAAACCAAGGAGATAAGGTACTGTGAAAGCCGTGATATTTCTAGGCGCTGATAAGTACCCGCCAAGTGGATTAAGACCTATCACCAGTATACCATTATCAGTACAGTAATTAATAAGGTCCATATTAAATTCAAGCGGGTTAATAGTCAGCGCAATATACTTCACGATACTATCACTTCCCACTGTCTCCACAATCTTTTTAACTTCTTCCACTGACTCAGGCTCCATAATTCCCCAAGCCTTACAACGATCACCAAGACCTACTACTTCAGATCCCGCCAATTTCCAATCTGCCTTTGAATCAACCAGCAGAATATCGACGTAATCTCTCCCTACTAATTCAATGTGACTCTTAACTGTATCACACAAGCCATCTAAGTGACTAGCATGAACAATCAACTTAGTCTCAGAGAATTTGAAAGACCCAACGTAATCTTTAATCAAGACGTCGTTGTTTGCTGGGATAGATGTTAAGATATAATCAAAACTACTCCCTAGGACGGCTGCTGGTACATACCCTTTCATTGTAGAGGTATCAATACAGGTTCCCTCTATTTTAAACTTTGTCATAAAATTGAAATGTTAATATAGTTTTCCCTCGTCTCCTCAGGTAACCAAGACAAGTGAAGCCTTAAGTCACACCCAGGATTAACAGTAACTGTATTTCTTAAGAACACAGGATCACTAAGGACACCTACATTTCTTAAGACTTCATCAATTAGGTCGATAAGTAGCCTGAAGAAAGATTTATTCCTCAGCAAGACTAGTTTTATCACTACCTTATCAAGTTCAGGTAAGCTACTAAAGAGAACCGGATTACCCTCTATGTCTGTGAGCTCGAAGATTGAGTTATATTGTTCATTTAGTTTATTATAGAACTTAACGCATTTATTCGGGCTAGACTCTTTTAATCTTAGTCTCTTAGTGTTTCTAGTCTCTGTCTTTAAGTTAAACAAGTTATACCTACTATGATGTCTTTGATCGTAGGGTATAATATCTGCATACTTAATTACGTACTTATCATTTATTTTTATCTCTGACTTTCCACTATCAATTGAGTATAGATCATTAACTGGGACAATCTTAAGACCCCCTATGTTATCTCTACTAAATATCTTAGGGTAGCCAGGAATAAAATCAGGAAACCAGATCTTATTTCTATCAATACTATATACCTTCTGCAACCTCTTTAAGACTGCCTTGAACTCTTCGTAGGTATGAGGTAGTGTATTATTGAAAAAGATCTTATCAACCAAGAACATTTGTAAGTACCTATCATCCTTAACGGTTACATAATGGTCTACAATTGCTCTTCTAATCGTTTCTATCGCTTGTGGTTTTTCATACTTATCATCCTTCAAGCAATCCCAACATGGTACTTTAAAACCAGTGGGATCTAAGTATGTTAGTGGATGTCTTGAATTACCACACCGATAGCAGTACTCATTATCTCGGAGGTCCATTTCATAGTAGACCGCCATATCTAAGAAATGAGTGTTCTTAAGGTGACTTTCTATTTCACCTTTGTCAGTAAATTCATGACTGCAGATCGGACACTTGAGCATCTATTTATGTAAGTTTCAAATTCATACTTAATACCTTCCTCGTCCTTATGAAAACCTGACTTATAGAATAGGTCAAAGTTCTTAGTAAGTTTTGAGTAATGAAGGTATGTATCAGCTTCTTTGGTGGCATGGAATCTAGTGAGGTGAATAATATCTGTGTACTCTAAGAACTGATTATACACACTAGCACCACCCACTATATAAACATTAGTATCACCACAAGACTTAATATACTCAATCAGGTCTTTCAAGTTCTTCATACAAACACAACCTGGTATATCTGTCTCTGTTAGTACTATGTTTGTTCTTCCCTCCAACGGACCACCTGGCAAAGAGTCGAATGTTTTTCTTCCCATCACCACTACATGACCCATTGTTTTCTCTTTAAACTGCTTCATATCCTCCTTATTATGAAACAAG